ATTGTTGTGTTTTATAGGCATCTGCATAACCAGGACAAGATGAATTATATAATGGATTAATTGTACATTGGTCGATACCTTGACCTGTTCCACCTAAAGCTTGCCAGCTAAAAATAGCAGAACTGCCTGGTGTAATGTTTAATCCTTGTCCGTGATAATGTTGATAGTATTCACCTTTACTTAAATCACCAGCAAAACCCGATGTAACAGCATTCCAAGAAACCATTGCACCAGCAATACGAGTATCAATCAGTCCTGTTGAATCAATTTTAATTTCAAAACTATTGCCACCTTGTGAAGAACAACATTGACTTAAATTATACCAACCATAGGTCATTGAGTTACCTTCACGGAGATAATATTGATTCTGTCCGTTCCAAGAATATAAGTCAGTATGTAATCCGTAGATTGTATAGTTGTATCGTGGATCGGTTGTGTTTCTTAAATCAATTCCAGAACAACAACCTCCACCTAAACCAGACATTTGTGGGTCACGGAATGTAACATAACCATTTGTTGCAGCCCATGATGTAGTGAAGTTTTGGCCAAACATGGGAAATGTAAAGCCTAATGGCACTTCATTGTACCAATCATCAGATGTGGTGATATTTACTGCATTTGGATTTGTGCGAATGTCCTGTAAAGGCAAAGCATTGACTCCTGTTCCAACAGTTACAGAAAGGCCTGGAGTTCCAGGAATTGGAACAGTAACGATTTGTGCTTGACAGAAAGCAGACACCACAAACAGTAGTGTCGCTAATATTTTTTTCATTAATCCTTACTCTTAACTTTTTGTGGTTTACGGTTTGGTTCAGATTCCCAAATTGCTTTGGCTTCGTTACCAATTTTACCATCAACTGGACATGGAGTACCAGCATTCATCATGGCTGTAAATACTCGTTCATCTTGGCAAAGAGTAGCAACAGCAGCCACTTTCATACCCATGTCATGTAGAGTTTTAGAAAGTTTTAATCGTTCACAATTTTTATCCACAAAAGTGGAACCAATAGCGATACCAAGAATTTGAGTCTGAGCTGCACCTGAAACACCTACAGCGCAAAGGTCGTTATTAATAGATGTAATATTTGGTGCCACAGCGGTGGGTGGCGGAGATTTAACTGTTGTGGTACTATTAGATGTGGATTCCGTATAACTTCTAGTTGTGGAATCCGTTACAATAGGATCAGCAAAGCTATTGCCAGCAAGTAACATTACTGTTACAATTGCGGTTATCTTACTTTTAAACATTTATTTTTGATAAAGGTTGTCCTCTACCATCCTCTGTTAGATTTTTTAAAAGGGAGATAATAAAGAATACCGAATGTCAGGTTGACACGGAGAGATATATTTGATATAATTTAATTTCAACTACATACTTATTTATATGAAATCATTAAAGAAAAGGTAAATTATGAAGATATTGGCTATGAAACTTGTTACCGGAGAAGAAGTTCTAGGTGAAATCGAGTCTGAATCGGAAACTGAATTTGTCATTGAAAACCCAGTCGGTATCTCTATTGTACGAGATCCAAAAACTGGTCAACCAAACATTGGTTTTTCACCATTTCCATTACATGCCGAACAAAAAACTGGTGCCACTATTGCCATTAGTAAGAAAAATGTAGTATACTCCTACAATCCAGCAGAAGATTTTATTAATAATTACAATTCAATCTTTGGTTCGGGAATCGTTGTTCCTCCAACCAAATCACTAATTACAGGTTAATGAGTTTCTATACTAATGTGCAGAGTATCGGTGGTAATATACTCTATCGTGGAATACAAAACGGCAAGAAAATAAAGACAAAGGTTGAGTATGCTCCATCTTTGTTTTTGCCATCCAAAAAAATCACCAACTTCACAAGTCTTGAGGGTGATTACCTAGACGAGAAAAAGTTTCCATCAATCAAAGCGGCCAGAGATTATATCAAGCAATTTGAAGGTGTTTCTGGTGCCTCTAAAATTTATGGCCAAACTCGATTTGAATATGCCTTTATTGCCGACCAACACAAAGGTATGGTTGACTATGATTATGAAAAAGTATCAATCGCTGTAATCGATATTGAGGTCGGTTCTGAGAATGGCTTTCCTGATCCATACGAAGCAAACGAACCCATCACAGCAATCTGTTTAAAATTTCTCAATGGCAAACCAATCGTATTTGGTTGTGGTGAATATCAAGTTGAAGAAGGTGAAATCTATATTCGTTGTAAAGATGAATACAATCTCTGTAAGAAATTTCTAGAGTTTTGGAAAGACAAATATCCAGACATCGTTACTGGCTGGAACACCAAGTTCTTTGATATACCATATCTCATTAATCGTTTTCGTAAGATTCTAGGTGACGATGAAGCCAAGAAACTATCACCATGGAATTTCATTACAGAACGCAAAGCATATGTAAACAATCGACAGTTGATTGATTACACACTTGTTGGACTATCTTCACTTGATTACATTGAACTATACAAATGGTACGCACCGGGTGGTAAGTCACAAGAGTCATATCGTTTGGATAATATTGCACAAGTAGAACTTGGTGAAGGCAAGATTGCATATGATGAATATGATAACCTTCATTCTTTGTATCGATTGAACTTTCAAAAGTTTATTGAGTATAACATTAAAGACGTTGAACTCATTATCAAGCTTGAAGATAAATTAAAATTACTTGAACTGGCAGTAACTCTTGCATACGATACCAAATCAAACTTTGAAGATGTGTTTGCACAAACTCGTATGTGGGACGCTCTCACATATTCTTATTTGCGTGAAAAAGATATTATTGTTCCACCACGAGTAGTCAAAGATAAAGATGCAGCATTTGAAGGTGCCTATGTTAAAGTGCCACAAGTTGGCCTACATGATTGGGTTGCCTCATTCGATTTGAACTCTCTGTATCCACATTTGATGATGCAATACAACATTTCACCAGAAACATTGATTGAACCAGGAAACTATACAGATGAAATGCGTGGTGTATTGGAACAAAGTGTTTCTGTCGATAGACTTTTGAAAAAAGGAATTGATACAACGAAACTAGAAAATGCAACATTAACACCTAATGGCCAATTCTTCCGTACTGATATTCAAGGCTTCTTGCCAAAGATGATGGAAGAAATGTATACAGATAGAAGTAAGTTTAAAAAGTTGATGTTACAAGCGAAACAGGAGTATGAAAATGAAACGGATAGCTCGAAGAAATATGAAATTGAAAAACGAATTGCCAAATACAACAATATCCAACTGGCAAAAAAAGTGTCCCTCAACTCTGCTTACGGTGCTCTTGGCAGTCAATATTTTCGCTTTTACGATTTGCGTATGGCACTTGGCGTTACAACTGCTGGTCAATTAAGTATTCGTTGGATTGAAAACAAAATCAATGAATGGATGAATAGGATACTTGACACAAAAGATGTCGATTATGTTATTGCTTCTGATACTGATTCAATTTATCTCCGTATGGGTGAATTGGTCAATAAGTTTATTAAAGATACCACAGATAAACAAAAAGTAATATCACTAATGGATAAAATCTGTGAAGAAAAACTTCAACCATATATCGACAAGTCATATAAAGAATTGGCTGATTATATTCATGCTTATGACCAAAAGATGCAGATGAAACGAGAAGGACTTTCTAACAAAGGTATCTGGACTGCCAAAAAACGATATATTCTAAATGTATATAATAACGAAGGTGTACAATACAAAGAACCACAGATGAAAGTCATGGGTCTAGAGATGATTAAATCTTCCACACCTTCCGCTATTCGTGAGAAAATGAAAGAAGCAATTCAATTAATGGTGAGTGGCACAGAGAATGATATCCACAAATTCATTGAAGATTTTAGAAAAGAATTTAAAAAACTACCTGTCGAAGAAATTTCATTTCCTCGTGGACTCAATGGTCTAAATACTTATTCTGATTCATTGTCTTTATATAAAAAAGGAACACCAATTCATGTTAAAGGTGCTATTCTTTATAATCACAATTTAAATTTAAAAAATCTAACCAAAAAATATCCACTCATTCAAGAGGGTGAAAAAGTTAAATTCACCTATCTAAAGATGCCAAATCCATTTAAAGATACTGTTATTTCTTATCCATCTCGTTTACCAAAAGAGTTTGAATTGCAACAGTATATTGATTATGATATGCAGTTTGAAAAAGCATTCCTAGAACCAATCAAAGTAATTCTCGATTGCATGGGTTGGCGAGTAGAAAAAACAAGTTCAATAGAGGATTTCTTCTCATGATACTAATCATATTAACACTATTATCAGCATTATTTTTATCAGGCATTGCAGCCTACTATTCAATTATTGGATTGGCTGCAATTTTCACTGGAGCATTTTGGCCAATCGTTTTTATGGGATCGGTACTTGAAGCTAGTAAATTAGTTACTGCATCATGGTTATATCGTAATTGGGAAACTTGTCCAAGGTTATTAAAATATTATCTGACATCTTCTGTGGTGATATTGATGATAATTACTAGTATGGGTATTTTTGGATTCTTATCTAAAGCTCATATAGATTCCACATTAGAGGCAGGTGCAAACTCGGTCGAAATACGAACAATCAATCAACAAGAAAAGATTGCCAAAGAGCGGTTAGATTATTTACTAAAACGAGCTGGTAATCCAGAAACGGCATCAGCCAATGTTGATAAACAAATTCAACAAACACAAAAAGAGCTGGCAGATATTAACAAAAGAAAGTTACCACTACTTAAAGAAGAAAATAAGTTAATTGCCGAAGTTGGTCCTATTAAGTATATTGGCGACATGGTATATGGTAGTGAAGATGTTAATGCCATTGACAAAGCGGTTCGTTTGGTAATATTGTTAATAATGGTTGTATTTGACCCATTAGCTGTGTTATTATTAATAGCAGCAAATATGTCATTACAACAGAGAAATGGTATAGTTACTAAAAAAGAAGAAATTGTTACTGTCGTACCAGATGTTCCGGTATTTACTGAAAAGAAACCGAACGAAGAAGTAAAGGATGATAGAGTTGAAATACCTAAAAACAATATTACTTCAATTGATGAAAGTGAACAAAAAGAAATTACGATTGATGCAGCTTCAGGAGAAACCATACCTCCATTAACGGTGCATCAAGCACCAGGTGTTTACACAGAATTTCATGAAGCAGAACAACCAGTTAAAAAATTAGAACCTAAGTATGATTATGAAGAAGAATTTGCTTTTAAAGAGAAAGAGAAAAAAGCAAAACAAGTTAAATTGGATGGCGGTGACTTTTAAAGGAATGTTATGAGTATATTAGATAAAATTAAAAAGAATAGTTCGATTAAAGAATCAGCAATATTATCGAAATCGAAGTTCTTTACTGATAAAGATATGATACCTACATCGGTGCCTATTATTAATGTGGCACTAAGTGGTCGTTTAGATGGCGGATTAACACCAGGTCTTACAATGTGGGCCGGTC